AGTGTGATTCAATCGAGAGTTGTCTTGTTTGTCCTCGCGAGTCCAACCGATATACTCGTCTCTACATGTGAGATCTATGAAGTCAGAACCAAGTGCAATTACACCCAAATATGTTCTCGTCTTCGCATCTCGAATTAGATATCGAACTTCTCGACCGATACCAAGCGTTGTCTTTTTGCTCGATATAAAAATAAGTAGGTTGTTCCAGTCAGCGGTGAGTTCTGGTGTATCTGGATACACCAACTCAGGTTCAAGATCCAAGTAATCATCTGCCTGTGTTGGTGACCAGATCATAGTCTTGACACGATCAATGTCTCTCTTTTTACTCTGGTTCTTCATTACGATCTCAGAACCAAACAGCGTATTGGTTTCCTGTGTTGGAAACCTTTCCTGAATGTTGGTCCAGTTTGTGTAAAGAGTATACTCTTCAACGGGCATAGATCGAACGAAAGTCAACTCATCGATGATCCTTTTTTTCAGATCGTCTGTGTTGACGCCTTCCATTTCCCGACTATCGTGCCACTCTTGATATGCGGCATCAAACTCTTTTTCACTGATACTCATCAAATAATCCTACTGAAGTTACCACGCTTCTCGAAAGTCATCGACTTGGAAAACTTGTCTGCAAGTTGGTCTGACTTGTGACTGATTACAAAGATATTACACCGTTCACTTAGAATGTCAAGCAATTTTAGAAACTCTTCTGTACCACCAGCATCCAATGACGAATCAAACACCTCATCCAAAATCAGTAGGTTTGTATTTGCTGAGTTCTTGAGTCTAGCAATTTCTCTCCATGCAAGAAGCAATGCCAAATCAATACGCAACTTCTCACCCTCAGAGAATGATGAATAACTGAAGTCATCTCTGTGTCTGCTTTTGATGGTCTCGCTAAAGTTTTCGTCGAGATGAAACTGTGCGAAAAAGTCCATGTCTCCGAGATACTTGTTGATTAGTTGGTTCATAACGGGCAAATAAGTCTTGATGATCCTTGATTTGATCCCAGTGTCTTTTAGGAGATTTGAAGCATGACTGTATATCACACCCTCATCCAGAAGATCTTCCTTTGTTGTAGTTAGAGAAGATTCATCATCTTTGAGAGTGGTGATTCTCGTTTCAGTTTCTTCAG